CCGACGGTCAAGGGCGAGAGCGCGATCGAGGCGAGCTGGAGCGAATCGGACCAGCGGCGCGCCAGCATCGCATGTCCACATTGCGAACACCGCCAGTTCCTTGAATTCGAACATCTGCAGTGGGAGAAGCAAACCGATCCTGAGACCGGGCGCCGGACGCACCGCCCGGAAACCGCGGCGATCCACTGCGAGGGCTGCGGAGTTGTCTGGAGCGAAGGCGATCGGCGCCGCGCGCTGCTCACCATTCGCTGGCATCAGACCCGATCTTTCGACTGCTGTGGCGAGCGCCAGCATCCGCTGGACGCATACGGTGCCGCCTGGCGCGGAGGCCATGTCGACCCGGTGGCCACGGTGTGGGACTGGTGGTCGGCCAACCGCTGGGCCGTGTACCGCGCCCGCTGTGCGCATTGCAGTAAGTGGGCGGTGTCGAACGAACACGCGGGCTTCCAGGCCAGCAAGCTATACAGCCCATGGGACCGCGATAGCCCAGTAGCGATCGCGAGAAAGTGGCTGGCAGCGCAGGGCATCGAGGATCGGCTTCAGCCCTGGTGGAATACCCAGATGGCACTGCCCTATCGGCGCAACACCGGCAAGGACATCTCTCGGGACGCGCTGGCCGCGCGCTGCGAGGTATGGCCGGCGGCGGTGCCGGACGGGGTCGCGCTGCTGACTGCCGGGATCGACGTCCAGGACTATCGCGTCGAGATCGAGATCGTTGGTTGGGGCCGTAACGAGGAAAGCTGGTCGATCGACTACCACGTCATCGACGGCGAGATGTCGCATCCCGCGACACAAGCGGCCATCGACGAGATCCTCGCCAGGGTCTGGCAGCGGGCAGACGGGCATCCATTCACGGTGCGGGCCACCTGCATCGACACTGGCGGCCACCATACCGACGCGGTCTACGAGTTCGCCAAGGCCCGCCTGGGCCGCAAGGTTTGGGGTATCAAGGGCGAAAGCGCGCGCACCGGCTTTCGTAATCCAGTCTGGCCGACCAAACGTCCGACCTCCCGGACCAAGAAAACCTACCGTCCTGTCATCATCGGGGTAAATGCGGCCAAGGACTTCATCCGCGCCGCCCTTGCCAAGAGCGAGCCGGGGCCAGGCTACATGCATTTCAATGTCGAAACCGACATCGGCCGCTTCGACCAGCTCACCGCCGAGCGTCTCGAGTACCACGGCCACGGCGCGCTGCGGCAGCGCAAGTGGGTTCCGATCCCTGGCCGCGCGAACGAGGCACTGGACTGCAGGGTCTATTCGTATGCCGCTCTGCACGGGCTGATGCACATGGGCCTCAAGCTCAACAGGCTGGCTGATGACGTCGGCGCTATCGAATCGCTGCCACTTCGCCCGGCGGCGGCAGTGGCGGTTGAAACGGCGGACAGTGACACTGCGCCGTCGCCCGCACCCCAAGAACGCGGGCCTAGCGTAGTGAGCGCCGGTACCGGTACGAAGAAGCGATCGCTTGGATCGCGCCTTGCTCGAGGAAGCTGATATGAGCGTATTCGACGGCATGGCCGCCGATCAGCTTCGCGCCGCCCTCGCGTCGGCGCAGTCGGCGCTGATCGATCTGCAGACCGGGAAGGCCTATTCCGCGGTCAGCTATACCCAGGGCGATGGGGCAAAATCTGTTGCCCGCCGGGTGACCACAGTCGCTGAGGTCACGGCGCTGATTCAGCAGCTGCAGCGAGCCCTTGGCATCTGCCGCACCGGACGCCGCCCGCTGAGGTTCGCATTCCGGTGAGCGGAGTGGTGCAGATCCTCGATGCGAACGGTCAGCCGATGGCTCGGCCCAAGACGCTGGCACTCGCCGGCGGCAATAACGTGCCCTACGATGCGGCCGACCGATCCGGCGCACACATGCGCGAGTGGCAGCCGTACCTGTGGTCGCCCGACGGCGAGCTCAATCCCTGGCGCGATACCATCGTCGCGCGCATGCGGGACCTGGTCCGCAACGATGGCTGGGCATCTGGCGCCGTCACGAGGATCCTGGACAACGCGGTGGGCGCCAATTTCCGGCCGATCGCTAAGCCCGATTACCGGGTGCTGGCCCAGATGACGGGCATCCGCGCGTTCGATGAGACGTGGGCCTACGAATATTCGAAGGCGCTCGACGCCAGCTACCGAACCTGGGCAACTTCGCGTGGCCGTTATTCGGATGTGCAGCGTCGTATGACGGTGCCACAGATGTATCGCCTGGCTTTCCGGCATAAGCTGATCGACGGGGACGCGCTGGCGATGCTCCAGTGGCGCATCGACCGCGTCGCGCCCGGGCGAGCCCGGTATGCCACCGCACTGCAGATGATCGATCCCGATCGCCTTTCGAACCCGATGTACGTGTTCGACCAGCAGAACCTGCGAGGAGGCTGCCAACTCGACGAGGATGACGTCACGGTCGGGTATCATATCCGGCGGGCGCACCAAGGGGACTGGTTCTCCGCGGCGAAGTCGCTGGAATGGGACCTAATCGAGCGGGAGACCGAGTGGGGCCGGCCGGTCATCGTCCACGATTTCGACGTCGAGCGTGCCAACCAGCACCGGGGCGGCACCGGCATTCTCGCGCCGGTGATGACCCGGCTCAAGATGCTGTTCCGCTACGACGTCGCCGAACTCGACAGTGCCATCCTCAACGCCGTGTTCGGCGCCTGGCTGGAAAGCCCCTTCGATCAGGAATTCGCCGAGGAAGCGTTCAGCGGTGGCAGCAATGTCGGCGCCTACCAGGACGCGCGGCTCGACTATCATGACGAGGCCAAGATCCGCATCCCCGGCGCGGGACCGCAGCTACCCAAGCTGTTCCCGGGCGAAAAAATCAATTACGCCGATTCCAAGCGGCCATCGGCCAACTTCGCTATTTTCGAAAAGGCGGTGCTCCGCAACGTCGCCAGCGCCGCCGGCATGTCCGCGCAGCAGGTCAGCAACGACTGGTCGGACGTCAACTATTCGAGCGCGCGCGGGGCGATGCTCGAGTTCTGGAAGACCATGACCCGCCGCCGTGACGATTTCGCCGGCGGATTTTGCCAACCGATCTTCGGCGCCTTCGTCGAGGAAGTGCACGAAATCGACGATCTTCCCCTGCCCGCCGGCGCGCCGTCGTTCGAGGAGTTTCCCGAGGCCTATTCCCGGGCGAAGTGGATCGGGCCGGGCCGGGGCTGGATCGATCCGGTCAACGAGGTGAAGGGCGCGATCCTGGGCATGGATGCGGCGCTGATGGATTACGATGAGATCTGCGCCGAGCAGGGCATCGACGGCGACGACATGATCCTCGCCCGCAAGAACACCATCCGTCGCTTCAAGGAAGCCGGACTGGAGCCGCCGAGCTGGGCCGGGATGGGCCTCAACGAAGTGCCTGCCCAGCAGACGATCAAGGATCCCGAAGCCCAATGACGCACTTTGCTCACCTGGCGCAGCGGCTGTTCAACACGCCCCTGGCAATCCATCCGCGCAAGGCGGAGATCGCGATCGGCGCGCTCGCGGAGCGGCTCGGCATCGCCAGCATGGTTCGCATGGACGGCTCGGTGATCAAGCCCGGGGCCTGGTTTGACGACGACGACGACTTCACCTCCCGCCGCGATGCCCGGGCCGACCCCGGTTATGATGTGCTGAACGGGGTCGCAGTGATTTCGGTGACCGGCACCACCGTTCAGCGCTTGGGCTCGCTTCGCCCCTACAGCGGAATGACGGGCTACGACGGCATCCGCCAGGCATTCCTCACTGCCCATGACGATCCGGAGGTCAAAGCGATCGCCTGCGTCTACGACAGCGGAGGTGGCGAAGTCGCCGGCTGCGCCGATCTTTCCGACACGATGTTGGAAATGCGCGGCAACAAGCCCTGTTGGTCGATCCTGTCGGAAAACGCCTACTCGGCCGCGTATTGGCTGGCCAGCACGGCCGATCGCGTGATCGTACCGCGCACTGGCGGCACCGGCTCGATCGGGGTCATCTGCATGCACGTCGACTGGTCGGAGGCCCTGGCCAAGGCAGGTCTGAAGGTGACCTTCATCACCCCGGACTGGGCCGAGCGCAAAGCTGACGGCCACTCGGAAATCCCGCTGAGCGCTGAAGCGCTCGCCCACTTCCAGGCAGAGATCGAAGCCATGGGCGACATCTTTGCCGACGCGGTCGCGCGCGCGCGCGGCCTTTCCACCGACCAGGTGAAGGCGATGAAAGCCGGCACCTTCATGGGCGCCGCCGGCGTCACCGCCGGCCTAGCCGATGCGGTGATGGCGCCCGAGCAGGCTTTCGCTGCCTTGCTCGCCGAAACCGCCTGAACAGAAACGGAGACATTCCATGTCGAAGAACACCCTGGCGACGGGAACGTCCCCGTTCGCCCACCTGATGGCCGGCTTCCGCGGCAAGCGCGCCGAAGAAGACAAGCCGGAGGACGACGAAGCCCGTAAGGCTCGCCGGGCCGAAGAAGACCAGAAGCGCGAGGAGGAGGATGCTCGCCGCGCCGAGGAAGACGAGCGCCGCCAGGAAGAGGATGCCCGGCGCGCCGAAGAGGACGGCGATGATGACGCCGACGCCAGCGCGGGCGATGGCGACGACGAGGATCAGGACCCTGAGAAGGATGCCGAGGACAGCGATCCGGACGACGACGATCTCGACGAGAAGGGCAAGAAGGCGTTCCGCCGCGGCCTCGCGCTCGGCCGCGCCCGCGAAAACGCTCGGTGCGCGCGGATTTTCGCCGACCCCGCCGCTGCTGGTCGCGCTGCGCTGGCCGCGACCCTCGCCTTCACGACGCGCAACACCAGCGCCGCTGCCGCTCGCATCATGAAGGCGACCGGTGCGGAAGCACCGGAGAAGCCGCGTGGCCGCAGCCTCGACAGCCGCATGGGCTCTCGGACCGAAGCCCGCCCCGGCAGCGAAGGCGGCAAGTCCAACCCCAGCTTCGCCGAGAAGTCCTTGGCCGTCATGCGCAAGCTCGGCCGCGCCTGATCCCGTCACTCCAGGAGTAAATCCCCATGACCCTGACCCCGACCAACTACGGGAATAACCCGTTTCAGCCCGGCGTCGCCCAGGACGCCTTCATTCCCGACCAGCTGCTGGCTGGCGATCTCAAGGTCGTCACGCATTCCCGCACGATCACCGGCGGCGCTGCGCTCAAGCGTGGCTCGGTGCTCGGGAAGGTGACGATCGGCTCCATCGCCAATGGCGTCGTCACTGGCACCGGCAACGGCACGCTGACCGTCCCGGTTGCGGGCGCCAAGTGCAAGGTCGGCACCTATACCGTGCGCATGAAGTCGGCGACCACGTTCGACGTCATCAACCCCAACGGTGTCCAGATCGCCGAGGGTTTCGCCCTGGGCGCCTACACCGATACCGAGATCGGCTTCACCATCACTGCGGGCGGCGCCGCATTCATCGCGGGCGACACGATCGCTGTGGTCGTATCGGCCGGCTCGGGCGGCTACAAGCTGGCGACTGCGGCCGCCACCGACGGCTCGCAGGACCCGGTCGCGCTGCTGGCCGATGATGCCGATGCCAGTGGGGGAGACGTCACCGGTGCGATCTACGGCATGGGCGAATTCAACGGCAATGCCGTCACGCTCGGCAGCGGCATCACGCTGGCCGCCGCCACCACGGCGCTTGAGGCCCAGAACATCTACCTCAAGACTTTCGTCACTGCCGCCGATCCGAGCTGATCGCAGCCCAATCATCAACGCCTTGAGCCCGCCACTGGCGGGCTTTTTCTTGGGAGCCCGTCATGGCTGACAATCTTTCCTACACGACCGCCGAGCTGGTTCAGGTCGTCCCCAACCTCAAGACTTCGCAGAACTTCCTGCTCGACATGTTCTTCCCCAACATCGTCGAATACGACACCGAGGAAGTCGCGATCGACATCGACGTCGGCCTGCGCCGCATGTCGCCATTCGTTTCGCCACTGGTCGAGGGCAAGCTGGTCGAGCAGCGCCGCTACGTGACCAACAAGTTCAAGCCCGCCTACATCAAGGACAAGCGCGCGCCGGACCTGCGCAAGCCCGTCCGGCGCCAGATCGGCGAGCGCATCGGCGGCGAGCTCACCGGCGAAGAACGGATGATGGCCAATCTCAACTTCGAGATGGCTGACCAGGTCGACATGGTAAACCGCCGACTCGAGTGGATGGCAGCCTCCGCCCTCACTTCGGGCACTGTCACCATCACCGGCGACGGCTTTCCCACCACGCTCATCGATTTCGGCCGGGCGGCAGCGCTGACCATCGCCCTGTCGGGTTCGAACCGCTGGGGCTACACCCTCAATGCCGCTGGCCGCGACACCAACATCGTGGGCCAGATCGACGCGTGGGGTGCGACCATTCTGAAGCAGTCGGGCGCAGTGGTGACCGATATCGTCTTCACCAACACGCCGTGGAAGATCTTCATGCAGGCCGAAGGCGTGCAGGGCGCAATCTTCTACCCCGATCTCGCCAGCAAGGGGAACGAGATCAACCCCGGCTCGCAGATCAACAAGGGCGCGGTCTATAAGGGCCGCTGGGGCCAGTACGACCTCTGGCTCTACAATGACTGGTATATCGACGCGAACAACGTCGAGCAGCCGATGCTGGCCGACGGCAATATCATCATGTCCAGCGGCGACGCGCTCATGGGCACCCGCGCCTTCGGCATGATCATCGATCCGCGCTTCGCCTACAAGGCGATGGCCTACGCGCCGAAGACCTGGATCCAGGAAGACCCGGCGCAGACCATCATCATGCTCCAGTCGGCACCGCTGGTCATCCCGAGCCGGGTAAACGCCAGCCTCTGCGTCACGGTTATCTGACACTTCTCCCACCTCTCGCGCCCGGCCTCGGCCGCGGCTCGGGTTCTTTCCAATCCCTTCCAGGAGCCTGTCATGGCTGCATCGAAAAACGCGTCGACTTCCGGCACTTTCACCGTGGCTCCGGGCCGCACCGTTTCCACTCCTGACGGCGACAAAGGCCCGGGTTCGCAGGTCGACCTGGCCCCCGACGAAGCGGAGCGCCTGCGCTCGCTGGGCTTTCTGCTGTCGGATGATGGCAGCGTCACGTTCAACGCCGACGGTCCGGCCGTGAATGTCGAGGACGGCGTCCGCGTCGAGCCGAAGCAGTGATCAACTGGGATGACCTCGTCCTCGGCCCGGTGATGGCGGAGTTCGGGGAAGAGGTCATCCTGATCCCGCGCGGCGGCGCTCCCATCATCATTTCGGACGCCGTGGTCGACGAGGAGAACATCGACGCCATGATCGACCAGGATGGGCAGACGGTGAATCTGCCCAAGCCGGTCATCGGCGTGCGCGCCGCGGCGCTCGGCGGCTACGACCCAAAGCAGAACGACCGGGTCACCGTCACCCGCACCGGGCGCAGCTACATCGTCAAGAACCCCAACCCTGACGGCCACGGCCACATCCTGCTGCTGCTGCAGAGGACTGGGCCATGATCTCGACCGACTTGCTCGACCTGGTGGTCACCGCGATCGGGACATCGACGGATGCGGGCGCGCGGGTCTATTCTCCCGGCGACTGGCCGGCGATGGACGAGAACCTGCCGCTGCTGAAGGTCCGGCTGCTAAGCGAGAAGCGACAGAGCATGGCCCGGTCGGGGGCGCCGCAATTCACGACCACGGCCACGATCCGGATCATCGGGGAGGTTGACGCCTACGCCGCCGAAGACAATGCCGGCGCCAGCGTTGCCCAGGCCGCAGCCTGGCAGCTCAAGCGCCAGGTCGAGGTCGCGGTGATCAACTCCTCGCCGCTGTTCGCGCAGATCCAGCAGATTGCCGCGATGCGATCGGACGCCGCGTTCTCCGCTGAGGGCGACAAGCACATCGCCGGGATCCAGATCGATCTCGACATAGAATTCTACGAGGGGCCCGAGGAGTTCGCCCCC